GACGATCTCTCTGATCCCGGCGGCCTCGCTTTGCGGAAGGGTGTCCGTCGGGACCTCGCCACCGGTGGCCTGGAGAACAATCTGTGCCCACCACTGGGCGTGGAGTCGGGCGGCCTCTTCCGCGTCTCGGGTCTTGAAGTATTCCCGTTTGCCCTGTTGGGGATGGCCCTTGGGATAGGTCGAATAGGGTCGTCCGTTTGTCCATCCGAGTCGCGGCTGCGAGTTGAATTGTGTCATTTTCGTTCCCTTTTTTGTGTCAACCAAAGGGAGCGGTGAGTTTTCACGTCTTGCAGGGCTCGTTCTTACCCCGTAAACTCCGCACTTCGCGTCTGTTTTCCCCGATAGCTCAATCGGTAGAGCGAGCGGCTGTTAACCGCTAGGTTGTAGGTTCAAGTCCTACTCGGGGCTGCGAAAGCCGGGAAAAGCTCACCTCTCTCAGTTGGTCCGGTCCAAGAATTGTGTCACCTGGCGGGTGAAATTTGTGTCACCCCCGTGCCGCTACTTATCCGTATCGCCATTCAGGAAGCTCGTCTCCAGTCGAGACGTGGAATGCGTCTTGGCGATACCCGCTTCGGCGTAGGCAATCCACTCGGCCAGGGCCTGGCTGGATTGCTCGACTTTCATCACGCCATCCATGTCGAAGCTCTCGATCCCGAGGGCCTCGAGCCGCTTGAGCATCCGCCGGATGTCCTCGACATAGGTCTCGAATGCGTCGGCCACCTTGCCGAGATCGGCCTGAAGAACCGTGCCGTATCTCTTCGAGGCTGCCGCCTTGTTCCTCGCTTGTTGTTTCCGAGTGATCGTCGCCTTCTTGGCCATCAGCCATCTCCTTGGTGCTACGTCCGTGTGCGCCATGAAATTCATGTACACGTTTCTTGTACCCCACGAGCCTCCATGCTGTCAATCAGCTATTTTTCTGCTGCCCCGTTTTTGTGCTCCGTGCGCCTAGCGTTCACCTCAGGTGATCGGTAGTCTGCTGTTCTCTTGCACGGAGGACTGAGGATGGCCGTCACTCGACGGGAAGACGCACCGGATTGCCTGCATTGCGAACGACCCGCCCGGCGGCGAGGCGTATGCAACACCTGCTACGCCGCCGCTCTGAAGATCGTCAAGGCCGGCGACGCGACGTGGGAGCTCCTGGAGGAGAAGGGCCTGACGAAGCGTCCCACCCACACCAATCCCCTCCGAGCCAAATTCACAAGGTTGATGGCGGGGACCGGGGCGGGCGCGGCAGGACGCCGCCAAGCCGAACGGAAGCGGGCCCGCCCGTCTCGCTCGAAGGGAGAGAAAGATGCTGGTACTGGGAAGACGTGAAGGCGAGAGCCTGACCCTTGCCACAAAATCCGGTGAGGTCGTGGTGACCCTGGTCCAGGCACGGCCGGGGCAAGTTCGGCTGGGTGTCGACGCACCTGATGACGTGACCATCACCAGGTCAGAGATCCAGGAGTCGCCCACCGACGCGGGGGCCAGGGTATGACCTCCGTTCTCGACCAGGTCCACTCGATCGCCACCGCACTTGCGGATGATCCGATCCAGGCCGCCATGGCGCGAGCCCTGCTTACCGGTTACGACCGGAGGTGGAGGGAAGAGAATCGCGCACTCGAGCTCGAGCTCGTGGAGGAGACCGTCGTCAGTCCCCTGACCAACCCGGAGAGTGGCCGGCACTCACGCACCTACCAGGTCGCCGGCAAGCTCGACAAGGTGGCCCGCGAGAGCCACGACCGGATGGTTCTCTTCGACCACAAGACGACCAGCAATTCGATCGTCGACCCCAACTCGACCTATTGGCGTCAACTGGTGGTCGAGGGACAGGCCACGCACTACGACCTGCTGTGCATGGCGAACGGTTTGAAGATCCACAGGATTTGTTGGGACGTGGTTCGCAAGCCACGCCTGCGGCCGAAACGGATCTCCAAGGCCGACCAGAAACTGATCCAGGAGGAAGGGACCTACTTCGGCGTACAGGTCACACCCGGCCTCCAGGAGACGCCGCCGGCCGAGGAGACCGCTCAACTGTTCGAGGCCCGCTTGACCAAGGCGATCGTCAGTGAGCCCGAGGAATACTTTCAGAGGCGGAACGTCCCGCGAACCAGGGACGAACTGCTCGAGTATGCCGAGGAGTTGTGGCAGATCGCTTACGACATTCGCCAGAGCCGTCAGCACGAGCGTCACTACCGCAACTCAGCCGCCTGCATGATGTACGGCAGCCCGTGCCAGTACCTGGGTCTCTGCTCCGGACACGACTACCCGGAGTCCGACCGGTGGACGACAGCCCCGGTCCACGTCGAGCTCGAGATGGAGCTCCCCGAGAACCGGGACAAGTTCTTTGACGAGATGGAGATCATCACCAACAGCCGGGCCAAGACATACCAGACCTGCCGTCGAAAGCACCACTACCGCTACGAGATGGCACTCGTCAAACGAGAAGAAGAGCGGAAGGACGCGCTCATTTTTGGAACCTTGTGGCACCACTGCATGGACGCCTACTGGAAAGCCACCTGCAAGAACGGAAGGGATGTGTGATATGCAAGCCCCACCGAGCAGCCGGGGATCGACCTTGGCACCTCGTAATTGGCTGAAGGAAGTGACGACGGAGGCCAAGCACCGGCCGAGTGCGATCGTCATGTATGGTCCTGCCGGGATCGGCAAGTCGACACTGGTCGGCAACATCAAGCCGAAGCCGGTCATGTTGCCGTTTCAGTCGGAGAACACCTGGAGCCTGTTGAAGGAGTCCGGCTCGGTCCCGAGTGACCTGCCGATCCTGCCGCCGGTGACCAGTTGGCTGGAACTGCTCCAGGTGTTGGAAATGCTGGCCACCGAGAAGCACGGCTACAAGTTCCTGGCGATCGACACACTGTCGGCCGCCGAGCGGTTGTGCCACGAGCACGTCTGCGAGCGGGATTTCCAGGGCGACTGGGGTGAGCGGGGATTCTCCGGCTATGCCAGAGGTCCGGAGATCAGCCTGGCCGACTGGCGGGAGTTCCTGAACGCACTCGACCGGTGCCGGGACGAGGCCGGTGTCTCGATCGTCCTGGTCGGACACTCGAAGGTGGCTCCGCACCGCGATCCTCGTGTGCCGGCATACGACCGATTCGTCTGCGACTGTCACCACAAGACCTGGTCCTTGACCCACAGGTGGGCCGACTCGGTCCTGTTCCTCCAGTACCACGTCGAGGTCGACACGTCGGAGACCAAGAACCGTGGCCGGGGCGGTCGCGAGCGGGTCATGTACTGCTCGAATGATGCCGCTTACGACGCCAAGAATCGGTGGGGTCTCAAGTTTGACGAGATCGACATGGGTTCGAGCGGCGCGGAGGCCTGGTCCAACCTGGTCGACGCAATCAAGCACGCTAAGTCGGAGGGAGAAGAATGAACGACAACCAACCAAAGGCTCGCAGGCGGAAGAGATCACCCGCAGCACGGCGAGCGATTGCCGCCGGACAGAAACGGCGGCGAGCTCGCGAGCGACGTGAAAAGCTCGGACAGAACACGCTCACCGAACTGGCCATGTTCGACGGGGTGACGGCGGCCCAGGGCCTGCTGGAGGCCTTTGGCAACAATCTTGGCACGGCCACGGCTTTGCTCGAGAAGATTCACCAGGAGGGCAACTGATGTACTACGAGCAAGGGACCTACCTCTGCGAGATCACTTCGCAGGGTTTCGCGAGGCTCAAGAATGAGAACCAGACCGAGTACTTCGGCCTGAGCGTCAAGCCGATCACCCGGATCCTGCTGACCGGAGAGGAGGAGGATATCAATGCCGAGTTCACTCGCACGGTCAAGCTCTGGGTCAACTCCGAGTCCAACATGGGCCGGTCACGCGACCGGCTGATGGAGCTCGGCTGGGACGGCGGGAAGTGGGCCGATCTCGAGCCGAACGGAGACTGCGACCTGGCCGGCGTGGAGATCACACTGGTCTGCAAGCACCGCACGGTGAACGGCGAAGTATGGGACGACTTCGAGTTCCCTGCCGTCGGCGGCGGGCGGGCGATCCCAAACGATACGGAGATTGCCAAGCGGCTCGACCGCCTGTCCGGCACGTCCCGAAGGAAGAAGAAATCGAAGCCGGTCGAAACCGAGGAGGTTGCGACCGAGACGGCTGATGAAGAGGTCCCGTTCTAGTCTCCCGACTCCGGGGCCCGCCGACGGCCAGGTGGTGCGATTAATTTCCAGGGGGTTCGATTCCCCTCCGTCGGCTTTGAACAACTTGGAGGTCATATCTGGTGGACACAGTCACGCAAACTGGCGGTCGTAAAACTACTCGGGCAGGTCGACTGCATTGCCCCCATGGCGTGACCAGGCCCACGGGTGTGTCGATTACTGGTTCCCTCCCGGCGTCACGAACCGGGAAAACGGACAAGAACAAATTCCCAGGCACTGCCGGCCTGCAACCTGGGGGCGTGCCGACGAAAATTTTCTCGACCGTCCAGTAATTCTCGACACGTCACCGGATGAACAGGGGTGCCCGCAGGACAGGGGCACGCCCAAATGGCCGTGGTACGGAGACCTGAAATGAACCTCGAAAAACAGGCGGCCGCACTGTACGACGCCTACCCCCGCAAGGTGGCCAGGGGGGCGGGGGTCAAGGCGGCACTGCGGGTGCTGCGAAGCGGCGTACCATTCGAGGAACTGCTCGAGGCTGTCCGGGAATACGCCACGAGCCGGATCGACGAGAACGGCAATTGGCGTGATGAGCGAAAGTACACGCCGCACTGCTCCACCTGGATGAACCAGGAGCGGTGGACGGACGACCGCGAGGAGTGGTTTCCGCACGAGGTCGACGCAGTGGCCTCCTGGGAATCGGTTCGCAAGGCGATCTCGCGGCACGGCCGGGCCGGCCGATTGCAGGCGGTCGAGGACATGCCGGCCGAGGTGATGACGGCCGCCCAGAAGGTCGGATGGTTTCGGCTTTGCGACATGACGGAATTCAACAGGGAGGGACTCTTTAGGCAGTTCGAGACTGCCCTGAAGAAACCGGATCAATGATCAGGATGTTCAATCGAGAGACGACCACCGACTGGGAATCCGAGTCGGTCGTCGTCGAGCTCACGCACCAGGAGATGATCCTGGCAGGGATGGTCGGGGTGCAAAGGCAGGCCGAGAACGCGGTCGTCTCGCGTTTCAACAAGGCCAATGCCCCGCCGCAGATGGCCTGGCGAAATCACGTCTGCGGTGCGCTTGGAGAGATGGCGGTGGCCAAGTGGCTGGGCGACTACTGGTCCGGGGCCGTCGGCGACCTGTCGGTGGCGGACGTGGGAAAGCACCAGGTCCGGTGGGCCGGACGCCAGCCGCCAGAGCTCGTGGTGCGACCCGGTGACTCTCCAGAGGACAACTACATCCTGGTCACCGGCCACGGGCCGACGTTCCAACTGGTCGGGTGGATCGAGGGCGAGCTCGCATTCCAGAAAAACGCCGAGCCTCGAGGCGGCCGGCCGCCGGCGCACTTTGTGCCCTGGAACGAAACACGACTGATGAGGGATCTGCCGTGACCAGTCCGATCCAACACATGGTGAATTCGGGGTACGAACTGTGTTTGGCCGACGGTCTCGAGGAGGCGTTTGTCGGAGTCGTCGAGCGGTACGGCCAAGAACCGATCGCGTGCTACGACCAGGAGAAAGTGTTGTCGATCCTCCAGGGCCAGGGGATGACCCGCGAAGGAGCCTTGGAGTACTTCGAGTTCAACACGGCCGGTGCCTGGGTCGGAGACCTGACGCCCTGCTGGCTCGTGAAAGCACCGGAAAAGCCATGACGTATGTATCGCGTCAACCAATCCAAAGCCCTCACAGGCCAAATACGGGCCTCGAAATCGGCCGCAATGGCCTGATCCGGGCCGATTCGGGGTTCGACGGCCGTATTGGCCGTGTGCCGTTCCACTGTTCCACCGTTCCACCGTTCCACGTCGTAACCCCCCTGCACTGCGTCACTTATGCGTGTTCCGGAACGGTGGAACGGTGGAACGGGAACAAACGGGAACAAACGGGCGCAAACGGGCGCAAACGGGAGTTCATTGGAGAAGATTGGAGTTTATTGGAGCAGATTGGAGTTCTTTGGAGTGGATTGGAGTTCTTTGGAGCGGATTGGAATTGAGGAGTTGACATGAGCCGGAAGTGGGACGAACTGACCGAGGCCGAGCAACTGGCCACGATCTACTCGGACTTGCACAAGGATTACTACGGTTTCCGGCCCAGGGACCTGACCTACGATCAGGTCCAGAGTGTCAAGTGGCTGTCGGCCGCCATCAATCGGCTCGAACGGTTGGGACAGGATGAGCCTGATGGTCAATAGCCGGGACAAGGGCAAGGTCGGTGAGCGCGAGGCCGCCAAGAAACTGAACGAGATCTTCGGCACGTCGTGCCGGCGAGGACAACAGTACTCGGGGGACCAGGGGGCTGCCGACGTGGTCGGCCTGCCTGGGATTCACCTGGAGATCAAAAGGAGGGAGCGAGGAAATGTCGCAAACTGGATTGAGCAGAGTGTCCATGATGCCGTCGACGGGGATGTCCCGGTCGTCATGCACCGGGCCAGCCGACGGCCCTGGCTGGTCACCGTCAGGCTCGCGGACCTGCTCGAGCTCGCCCGTGCGGTCAGTCGTATTGACCCAACACCTGATGACCCGACAATGGTCACCAGAGGTGGTGATTATGGAGAACGTCGAGGCGAGGCTGATTGCTCTGGAGGAGAAGGTCCGGAGCGAGCTCGGGAGTGAACACGCCGACGGCACGGTCTGGCGGGTCATGGATTCCCACACGACCAGGCTCAGCCGGCTCGACGAAACAATATGGCAGGGCGGTGATTCGCTCAGCCAACAACTGGTCCGGCTCAGGACCGAGATCAGAATGTTCGGTCTGATTCTCGGCGTACTGATGCCGGTGGTCTACTTCATGATCGAGCAATGGATTGCCAAATGATCAGGAAAATCAAGAGTGTCGCGATTGCCCTGGCCCTGCTGGTCGGCAGCACCCAGGCGACTGACAAGACAGACAACCGTGCCCGTTCTTCGGTGAAGATCGGTGGCTGTTCGTCGACGATCATTGCGCGAGGCCCAGAGGTCGCCTACGGCGTCTCGGCGGCCCACTGTGCGAGCAAGGTCGGCGAGATGTTCTCATTCACGACGATCGAAGGCACGACGGGTACGGCACGGTGGAAACTGATCGACCGCGACGCCGACCTGGCACTCTACATCTGCTGGTCGAAAGAGGTGCTCTCGAGTGCGCCGGTCACGCGGGTCCTGGTCAAGGGACCGAGTGTCGGGTTCGGATTCACGGGAGCTCGCGACCTGCACCAGAAGGCCCTGACGTTCGTCCGGTCTGAAGAGATCAGCAACCTGAAAGGGATGCGGTTCCTGTTCTCGGTCGACAAGGGGGCTTTCTCCGGTGGCGACTCCGGCGGCGGCGTGTTCTACGGCCCGAACCTGGTCTCCGTCATGAGCCACGGTGTCGACAACAAGTGGGCTATGGGATCTACGCACCAGCAACTCGTCGAGTTCCTGAGTGCCTACGAGTCGACGGCCAAGATGCCCCTTGTCGTGCCGGCCCCCGAGGGATCACAGCCGGTCGCTCCCAAGAAGTTCGAGCCGAAACTGGGGTCCGACGTGGGTCGTGCCAAGGCGATCCAGTACCTGCTCAAGCAGGTGGCCGAGCTCGAGGCCAGGAAACCCGAACCGCCGCCGGTGGTCGATACCAAGCGGATCGACGAACTGGAACGGCTGGTCGTCGAGCAGAAGAAACAGTTGGACCTGATCCGCAGCACGCCGATCAGGGTCCAGGTGCTGGACCCAAGGACGGGTAAAGTCGTGGCCGAACAGGCCTATCCATTTGGCACGCCGGTCAAACTGGTGCTGCCACAACAAGGGTCCAAAACCAAGGAGTGACAAATGGGACTCGAAGATTCTGATTACGCCATGCTTAAGCTGCACGCCCTGAACGGGGCACAGGCGACGGCCGACAACAGCCGGGACTTTAGCCTGTCCCTGAAGTTCGACTTCGTCGAGGGCAAGAACATGGTCAGCCAGGCCGAGTCGGTCGGTCACCGGATCATTGAAGAGTCCGGTTCTGGCAAGTCGCGCAACACCGCTCCGAGTGGTGCGTGATGACACATCAGGACGGACTGGATCAGGCCAGGATGTCCCGGTTGCGAGCATCCCAATTGCGGGTCGCGTTCCGAGAGGGACGCGCCCGCAGTTGGGTGAAGCAACTGGCGGCCGACGCGCGAGAAAAACTCAAAGAGGGCACTGAGGATGGTGAGGGACAAACTGGTGGAGATGTGGGGGAGGCTCCGTCTGGCCCAGGAAGCGAACCTGGTCCAGGACTCGAGGGAGGTCCTGGCGACGGAACGGGAAGTGGTGCGAGCACATCACCGTCGGAACCTGGGTGATGACTTTCAGCAGGAGGGGGAAATGGGAGACCTGCACGTTGGTGATGTGGTCCACAACCACAGCCAACAGAAAAGCAAGACCGGCGGCAGCCTGCTCACAAAGGGGCTGGTCACTGCCGGGCTGCTGGCCTCCGGCGGAATCGGGGCCAGCATCCCCATGCTGCTGGGCATGACGCCCAGGGCTGAACCGCAGAGCTTCAAGGATGAGGATACACGTTATGAGCTCAGACTCGGCGCGCCTGACGACTTATCAACAGCAAAGGAGCCTGATCCGTGACGGCGACGTTCTGGCCTTTCGCGGCAAGTCGTTCTTCTCGAAGCTGATCAGGATCCGGACACTCGCCCGCGTCACTCACGTCGGTCTGGCCCTGTGGGTCCGGGACCGCCTTTGCGTGCTCGAGGCTCGGGAGTGGCACGGGGTCCGGATGTTCCCCTTGTCGAGATACCTGGCCGACGGCGAAGAGGTCGAGTGGCATCAGCTTGAGAGTCGGCAGGTCACCGACAAGAGTCGCCGGGCCGTGGTCGAGAGCGGCCTGAGCCACTGGGGCGAGCGGTATGCCAGCCCGTACCAGTTCCTGCGTTCCTGGGGCTGGCTGACTAAGTGGGTGGCCAACCGTCGCGGCCTGCCGGTCGATACGAATCGGAACCGGCTCTTCTGTTCTGAGCTCGTGGCCGAGGCCCTGTTGGCCGGAGGGATCATGCCCAGGGCCGCCAAGGCCGGAACGATCACCCCCGCCAAGACCTCACCGGGTGATGTGGTCGAGTGGACATGCCTGCGCAATCGGGGACGGCTGTGATGCGAACACTTCTCGTGACCATGGCCCTGGTGCTGACCACCTTTCAGCCCCCTGCCGACCGGATGACCTGGACCGAGCGGCAGTGGTGCGACCACCTGGCCCAGCAGTGGGGTGCTGAGGTCGAGGTCCGCACCCCGGACGGTTCTCGCGTCGACCTGTTGATTCCAGGCGGCGAGGCCTGGGAGGTCGACTTTGCGCCGAAGTGGGCGCAGGGGGTTGGCCAGGCCCTCTACTACTCGGCGGCGACGCACCAGCCACCCGGCCTCGTGCTCATCATGCGAGAGCCAGCCAAGCAGCAGAAGTACTACCTTCGTGCCCTGGTCGTCTGCCACAAGTACGGGATCCGTCTCGAGGTGGTGAAACCATGAGCCGAGCCAAGGGCAGCACCCAGGTCTACAAAGCTCCGTTCAATCCGACGCCTGAAGAGATTGCCGAGGAGTGTGCGAAGATTCGCGAAGGCTGGTCGAAGGATCGGTGGCAAAAGGAGGAGCGGGGCCGCGTGCGGTACTCGATTCCGCTCGCAGAACACCCCAGGCTCGACCGCTCGTAGCGCAAAGAAAACCGGCCGGCAATCCGCAGTGTCCGACGAATCGGCGTGTGTGCGAAAAACCGGCCGGCCCTGAAGCTAGCAGGTGGTGGTCGACTCAGCCAGCCTCCCGGATTGCGATCAGCTTGACGGTCTGGTGACGCCAGCCGTTATCGCCACGGGCCGTGTGGCCCTCGGCGTCCAGGTGACGGGCAATCGCCCGCCATCCGAGTCCGGCGTCGACAAGTTCCAGGATCCGCCGGATCGAAACCTGCTCGGCAGGATTCTGACGCATGCGGACGTGGAGCCCCTTGTCGGAGATCGGGCTGTCGGGATCCGGTTCCCAACCGTATGGGCAGTTGGAGCTCATCCGCCGTCCGGCAGACTGGTGACGCAACATGGCGTCGGAAGTCCTGGCCCCGATCTGCCGCCGCTCGAGTTTCGCGACGGCCGCCATGATCGTCAGGACCATTTCACCGGCTGCCGTGGTCGTGTCGATCCGCAGGTCGAGGAGGGCCAGCCCGGCCCCACAACCGTGCAGTCGCTCACAGATCGTGACGGCATCCACGGCGTCCCTGGCGAGCCGTGTGAGGCTGTAAACCACCAGGACGGCCTTGGCCTTGCAGGCCGCGTCCAGGGCCTCCTGGAGGCCCTCACGGTCTGCGTTCGCACCGGTCTTGGAACGGTCCTCGAAGTGTCCGACAATCTCGAGGCCATGGGCCTGGCAGTATGCCTCGCACCGCTCGAATTGCGTCTCAATCGACTCGGTCTTCGCGACCTGTTCGCGTGGCTTCGGGCTGTGCCGTCCGTAGATCACCGCTTGAGTCTGGTCAGCCATCAGTCGGTCTCCTTTTCGATTTGCTCGACTGCCTGGGTCAGTTCCTGGAGGGTATTCCAACCGGGATGTGTCCGATCACCGTCCACGTCCACCTGACTCAAGAGCCCCTCGAGATCGGCGACGGCACACACTGCGGCGTCTCGAAGTCGACGTGTCGCCTCTTGTGCTTCGGTTCCGCGAATCGTGATCTCCAGGCCAGCCATAAGAATCCGATTGATCAGCCGTTTCGCGTAATCCATTACCTCGGTCGGGGTCACGTACTGGTCGTCTTCCCAGATCTCGAAGAGTCGCCGCAACCGTTCCCACGGGTCCGAAAAGACGCCGGGGTCGACCTGCTGGTGGCGGTCCCACTTTTCCCCGTCGGTTGTGCCACCCGTGAGCCACGTGGCCCAATTCTTGCGGCAGTCAAGAACTGCTTGGTTCTTTTTGGGCATCAGTCGGTCTCCTGTTCTCGTTCTCGCTTCAGTGAATGGCCAAAGGCGGCCACGCCGGTCACCTGCCCCCACAGGTGAGCGCGGGTGGAGGCCCTCAGTCGGCGTCTCCGCACGTCAGGGAATCCCAGTCCTCTTCGTGTTCCTCCACAGCAGCCTCCAGGTCCACGACCCGGTGGCGAAGGTTCCGGACCTCTTCAGCAAACCCTTCGAGGTGATTCTCGGCTGCCACCTTGGCGTCGGCCTTGTGGACGTAGTGGCCGACAATCACGCAGGTATCTGCATGCCACAGCCGGAAGTTGTCCGTCTCGTCTTCCGCAGACCACGGTCCCGTTAGATCAACCAGCCAGTATCGGCCGCAGTGCGACTCGGTCTGACCGGCATCATTGGTTCGTTTCCAGGTGATTCGTGGCTTTCTCATCTGTCGTCTCCCGTTCTCGAATTAGTGTCCGTCAGTCGCGTCGTGGCCTGGCCTACTGCCAGTGCCGCTCCAGGTCATAACCCTCGAACCAGTCAGGCCCGAGGCTCTCGGTACTCCGGCAATGAGCCTGAGCCGCTTCCAGGGACAGTCCGGTCGTCTGCACTTCAGAATCCCGGCCGTCCTGGAAGAATCGGATGATCGTGTAGCGTTCCACGTGTCGTCTCCCGTTCTCAGTGTCTCGCTTCAGTGAATGGCCCAAAGGCCGCCACGGCGGCCACCCGCCCCCTGGGGGGGCAGGTGGAACGGGTGGGGGACCCTACTTGTGAATCCAGTCCCACACCGATTCGCCTTCCTCCTCCACTCCCACGCAGTCCGACTGGTCCTCGCGGTGACGTGCGACAATCTCGTCCAGGGAGTGGTCGTTATCGCAATACACTTGCGGGTCACCCTTGTCGTAGAGTTCACCGTCGCTAAGGATGTAGCCGTCCGAATGGATCGTGACGCCACTGCGCCAGACAATGGCCGTCGACTGGAGGCCACCCCCGCAAATCGGGCAGCGGGTGATCTCTTTCTCTTTTCTCGACTTGGCCAGTCTCCGCTCGACGATTCGGGCAAAATCCCGCCAGTGACGGTCCAGGTCATAAACGTCGAACCAGCCGGGGCCGAGGCTCTCGGCACTCCGGCAATGAGCCTGGGCCGCTTCCAGGGTTACTCCGGTCTTCTGCACCTCGTTCTTCCGGCCGTTATGGTAGAAACGGCCGATCGTGTAGCGTTCCATGTCTCGTCTCCCGTTCTCTCTGTCAGTTGCGTGGCGGGCCTACCCAGGCCAGGTAGGTCAAGACCGCCGCAGTCAGTAGTGTGAGCCCGTCCATGTGGCTGCTCCCGTCTCGTGACTGTTGTGGACGGCCCTCCCGTCCAGCACTGCATCCTTTGACGCACCCCGGACGGTAGGCGTTCACCATCTTACGACCACCAGCACCTCACGACCACCTGACGTGGACCTAAGTGGTGGAACTGGAGTGGTTTGGCGAATCTCAGAAAAATGACAGAAGCGCACCCTGGGATTGGCGAAACGGTCACCTGGGGACCACCTGGAGGGCACAACAGGTTGACGGCCACCGACCTCAGCCGGACACTGGGGGGCAGGCGGTGACGGGACGTGGAACCCACGGGGATGCAGGGGATGCAGTACCACCTGGGGCAAGGGCGGCACTGGGGCTGGGGGCCGGGTGGGGTGTTAGCAGTCGAGCCCGTCGACGGCCTCCCGGCAGGCGTCCGGCTGCAACCTGCTGCCCTGGACAGCACCAACAGCCCCCCTCCCCTCCCTCTATTGGACAGTAGGCCACCCTACCGTCCACTGTTTAGGCCCTTGTTTTACGGGGTTTGCAGGGTTTTCTGGGTGTTTGTAGAGGTGGTCGGCGGGAGGGGGCCCCACGCCTCCAGGATCCGATCCGCCCCCCCTCCCGGCCCGCGACGGGACCCCCTCGTTATCCCCCACACCCCCCGACGGGATTCCGAACCTGGACGCGAGGGGGTCGGTAGGTGTTTCGGGAGGATAGGGGACTGATCATGGAAGATTGGGAGTGGAGACGGTGGATGCACTGGTGTTGTTGTTGGGTTTCCTGACGAGCGTTTTTTTGTTGGTCAGTTTCGTATGGAGTGACGGAGGACCCAGGGATGGGTGAATGCAGATGGTGTGGCGAGGCTGCTGAGCATGAGGTGTCATTGCCTGATCCGGTAC